TAATGCTGGTGAGAATATTGAAAATTTACAACAATATATGCGTACTAGTTTTATGAATATAAGTCAAAAGGCTGATTTTACTGCTGCCGCGGCTCAAGATGGATTATTCCAAACAATGACTGATATGATGAATGGTGGCCTGGCGTTAAAACAAGCACAGGGTAACCTCACTAATGCTACAAAAGAAGATATGGATCAAGCAAAAGATGAGGCAGGAAAACAACTATCAGCGTCTGGAGAAATTGTTAAGAACTTTAACGAACTAACTGAAGGGTTTTATAAAGCACAAGATGCATTTACCATGGACTTGGAAATGGCAAGTGATACTATGGGATTCTTTGGTAAAACTTTGAAAAATGGCGCAGATGTATTACAGGGTATTAGCAAAGCTGCAAGTAGAGATCCTCATGCTTTTACAATGAGTGAATTTGGAGAAATGGCTCCTGGAAGAGCGTCTGGTGGTCCTGTATCAGGAGGAAAACCTTATTTGGTTGGTGAAGAAGGTCCTGAAATTGTTGTACCAGATGGAAATGCGGAAGTTCTAACAGCAAAGCAGTCGCAGTCAATATTTGACATGCTTATGGGAGCAAAAACTGCAGGCATGGGCAATTACAGTAGAGGATTTTTACCCGGTATTGGTTTTGTTGATAGATCAGTTGTAGGGAGCGGGGAAGTAAATCGTCTTACTGGGTTCGGTGGAGAAAAATTAGCTCAAGCAGTAAAGTATGCTGCCGGCAATCTTACAAGAATGCAAGTAACAGCCGGAGACCAAACGTTTAAAAGCGGAAAGTATCAGTACGGAGACCAAACACTACAACAAGGAATGTTTGAGTCAAGTGGCCCTCGCAGTTATTATGATAGTATCATGTCGGGTGTAACACCAGCGGGAAAAGATTTTTTCGATAACACTAAAGGAGATTTTGCTACAACTAAAAGTGAAGCTGCTGAAGCCAAAGGAACAGCGATGGTTTGGGCATCAAAGGGAGAAAAACAAGTTTCGCTAGTTGAGAGGATGGTATCAACAAACCAAATGTGGAAGGATAAAGAAGCAAGGTTAGAAAAAATAGCACGAAATATGGCAAAAAGTGCCGGAGCAGACTATGACACTCTAATAAAACCATTAAAACCTGTAACAGCACAAAATGCAAAATTTAAGGACAAGTTTAGAAAGAAGCGTGAAAATGAGTCGTCTGTAGTAGGTACAACGAGCAAAGATAGGTTTAGATTTGGTAAAAACGATGGCGGATATGACAGTGAATATATGCCTAAACCATTTAGTACAGGAAAGATAGCAATGCCCGCAACTAACCAAAACAAAAAAGAAGGCTTGACAAGTCTTTCAAATAGTGTTACACTGTTTAAAGAGTTTGAACAATTGGTGTCTAATGCCAAAGATAACTACATTATTAAGCGAGCTCAAGAAAATCTAGACGCATAAATACATATATAATTTAAAGGCACACAATACTCATGAGTTGGAAGAAACATTTTACAAGATATGATGGCGGTGGTGGTAACTCGCAAGCCAAAGCAAATCGCTGGCAGAGTTGGTTACCAGAAGTCTATTCTGGACAGCCTAACCGCACAGAACGCTATCAGCAGTATGATCAAATGGATATGGACAGTGAAATTAATGCTGCTCTAGATACCATTGCTGAATTTAGTACACAAGCAGACGCTGATACTAGATTGCCACTAATGGTACATTTTAAAGACGATGCTACAGAATCAGAAGTAAATGCTTTAGAAACAGCATTGCGTCAGTGGTGTAATATTAATGACTTTGATCGTAGAATGTTTGGTATCTTCCGTAGTGCTATTAAGTATGGAGATCAGTTTTTTATTCGTGATCCTGAAACATGGAAACTTATTTGGGTATCTCCTGAAGATGTAACCAAGGCTGTTGTAAATGAAAGTACTGGTAAAGAAATTGATCAGTACATTATGAAGAATGTAAGTTTAAATTTACAAGACCTAGTAGTAACAGATACAAAGAAATTACAAAACAGTGCCGCAGGTGCAGGTACTGGGTATACAACACCAGCAGGCCGAGGCGCAGGTATTTGGCATGGTGGATACAATGCAAGTAATACTGAATATGCGATTGATGCAAGCAACGTTGTACATATTGCACTAACAGATGGTATGAGTTTAAACTGGCCATTTGGTACAAGTATTCTTGAAGCAGTATTTAAAGTTTACAAACAAAAAAATTATTAGAAGATTCAATTATTATCTACCGTGTACAACGTGCGCCAGAACGCAGAGTGTTTTACATTGATGTAGGTAATATGCCAGCACACAAAGCGATGAGTTTTGTTGAGCGTGTCAAAAACGAAGTACACCAAACTCGTATTCCAAACAAAAGTGGTGGTGGAACAAACGTAATGGATGCGGCCTATAATCCATTATCAATCATGGAAGATTATTTCTTTGCACAAACAGCAGAAGGACGTGGATCCAAAGTTGAAGTACTACAAGGTGGCGATAACTTAGGCGAAATTGATGATTTAAAATACTTTAATAATAAGTTAATGCGTGGTTTAAGAGTACCTAGTAGTTACTTACCTACAGGTTCAGAAGACGGCACCGCGACTTATCAGGATGGTAGAGTAGGCACAGCATTAATTCAAGAGTATCGCTTTAGTAAATTCTGCGAACGTTTACAGTCTATTTTACAAACAGAATTAGACAAAGAATTTAAACTATTTCTAAAGAATAGAGGTATTAGTGTACCTAGTAGTTTATTTGATTTACATTTCAGTGAGCCACAGAGTTTCAGCCAGTATCGTGAAATTGAAATTGAAGCTCAAAGGGCTCAACTATTTGGACAGGTTGAAGGTGTTGAATATTTGAGCAGACGCTTTATACTTAAAAAGTATCTTGGACTTACTGAAGATGAGTTGGTTGAAAATGAACGTATGTGGCGTGATGAAAATGATCCAGAAAGTACACCTGATATGGATGCCAAGTCTGATCTAGGGTCTCTAGGATTAAGAGGCGGAGATGTAGAAGGCTTTGAACCTACTGATGTAGATACTGATATGGATGTTGATATTGGAGAGCCCGGTGAAGACACCAGTGGCAATCAAAGTGCTATCCCAGGGGGACCCGGTGATGAGATTTAATGAATTAGCTCAAACTGCTGAAGATGATAACTATAATACTTGGGATGTCGATGATACTCGCAGACCAAAAATGACATTAAAGCAGTTAAATAAAATGAGAAATATGAGAGAACTCGCTAAAGTAGAACATGCTGAACAAATTAAACAGTTTAAGCAAATGTATAGCGTTTCAGCAGAAAAAAGCGAGTAAAAACTAATATTTCTTACCGAAAAAATTTTTTCTAACCGAAAATGCGGTTTTAACCGCATTTCGCCTTATCTACAACCAAGACGTTTTAAATATATATGTTATAACCTATCTATTAGAAGGAGATTATTATGAGTGCTCAAGATCGTTATACAAAGATTATTGAGAGCCTAGTCAATGGTGAAGAGCAAACCGCTCAGGATCTATTGCATGAGGCTTTTGTAGAAAAAGCACGTCAAATCTGGTCCGACCTGGTTGAACAGGACGAGATCGTAGAAGACGAAGTATCAGACGAAGATCTAGAAGAAGCAATCGGCGATGAAGAAGCCGGTGATTTCCTAGACGACGTCGAAGAAGACGAAGAAGAGATCGAAGCAGAAGAAGCATTTGGCGAAGCAGATGACGAGGAAGATGAAGGCGAACTAGAAATGGATGCTGAAATGGAACTTGCAACTGACGACGACAACGATTTCGATAACGACGGTGAAATGGATGATCACGAACAGGATCATGACGACATCGAAGACAAAATTGAAAACGTAGAAGATGCTCTAGCAGATCTTAAAGCAATGTTTTCAGAAATCATGGGCGACGAAGACGTATCTGATGAAGAAACTGAAGAAGCAATCGCATTTGAAAGCGAAGAGGAAGAAGTTGATGAATCTGAAGAGGAAACTCTAGAAGAAGAAGCAAAACTTTCTGCTGTTTCTGTTTCACATCCTGACAACACAGACGGTAAAGCAGGTCCTGTAGGTCCTGGTATGAAAGATCCGTTCTCTCACGTTGACAGCGAAAAGTCAGGCGATGACATGATGTCTAAAGGCGGTGCTGAAAAGGGTGGCAAGGCTCCAGCTGCAAAGAAGATGGAAGCAGTTAACCCACAAGACGTTAAAGATCTAAAGCCTGCACCAAAGGCAAAAGGATAATAGATTATGGCAAGCGTAACCCTTGTAGAAAGACTTTCATTTGATCAGGCAAATTGTATTGTTGAAGCCAAAGATGACGGTAACGGCAATAAAAGCCTGTATATGGAAGGTATCTTTGTTCAAGGTGACAAACGAAACCAGAATCAAAGAGTTTATCCCGTTATGGAAATTCAAAGAGCTGTTAAAAATATTCAGCAAAGAATTGACGAGGGATTCTCAGTTTTAGGCGAAGCAGACCATCCGGAAGATTTACAAGTAAATCTAGACCGTGTAAGTCACATCATTGAAAAGATGTGGATGAACGGTAGTGATGGTCATGGACGCCTTAAATTACTACCAACTCCAATGGGTAATATTTGTAAAACTTTATTGGAAAACAAGGTAAGGCTAGGTGTATCTAGTAGAGGTAGTGGCGAAGTGGACACTGGTGGTACAGTTAAAGGGTTTGAAATTCAAACTGTTGATATTGTTGCTAATCCAAGTGCTCCAGACGCTTATCCAGATCCACTATATGAAGCCATTATGAATGGCAAGCGTGGTAATATTTTAATGGATGTCGCCAGAGCTACTAATCATGATACAAAAGCTCAAAAGTATCTCCAGGAAGAGGTACTTAGATTGATTAATAACCTAGATATTAGGAGAACGTAAATGGCTCATGCAATCGAACAACTCCTAAGTTCAGAAGTGCTTTCAGAAGAAGTGCGTAGCACTCTAACTGAAGCCTGGGAAGCAAAACTTTCAGAAGCTCGCGAAGAAATCACTATTGAATTACGTGAAGAATTCGCTAACCGTTATGAAGCAGACAAAGAACAGATGGTTGAAGCACTAGATGCAATGCTATCTGATACTATTAAAGCAGAATTAGCGGAATTTGCTGATGATAAGAAAGCTGCGGTAGCATCGAAAGTTGCTTACCAAAAGCAAATCGCAGAACATGCACAACTTCTAGATAGTTTTGTAATGGAAACACTTAAAAAAGAAATCCAAGAATTACGAGACGATCGCAAAGTTCAAGAAAGCAACTTCGCTAAGTTAGAAGACTTCGTAATGGAGCAACTAACAACAGAACTTAATGATTTCCACCAAGACAAAAAAGACCTTCTAGAGCAGAAAGTCAAATTGGTGGCAGAAGGTAAGGAAATGATTGCCGAAGCGAAAGCGAAATTTATTGAACGTGCTTCAGAGAAACTAGCAACTATTGTTGATGAATCATTAACAAAAGAACTAGGATCACTCAAAGAAGACATTCAGCAAGCAAAAGAGAATATGTTTGGTCGTAAGATCTTCGAAACTTTTGCAGCTGAGTTCATGAGTTCGCATCTAGCAGAAGGTACTCAAATTTCTAAACTAAATCAGCAAGTAGCAGAAATTGTTTCTCAACTAGAGGAATCAAAGAAAACTATTGCTGAGAAAGAGGCATTAATTGAAGCAGCAGAAAAGAAAGCAGCTCGCATTGCGGAAGCAACAGAACGTGCAAAAGTTCTGGCTGATCTTCTAAGCCCACTTGCAAAAGACAAGCGTGACCTGATGGGTAACCTACTTGAAAGTGTGAAAACAGATAAATTAAAAGTAGCATATAACAAGTATCTTCCAACTGTTTTAAATGAAACAGTTAAAGAATCAAAAGCGCAAACTTTAAACGAATCTCAGAAGACTGAGATTACAGGTAACAAGGCTCGCACACAGGAAACTGATAGCGAAGCCGAGATTATTAACCTTAGAAAATTAGCCGGTATCGCATAATAATAAGGAGTATACCAAAATGTCACAGAACCTATTTGAAAACTGGAGCGTAACAAAAGACGCTCTAACAGACGGTTTGACAGGTAACAAGAAGTCAGTTATGGAAAGTGTTCTAGAAAACACTAAGTCATATCTTGCAGAAACCGCTGCCAGCGGTACAACAATGGCAGGTAACGTTGCAACTCTAAACAAAGTTATCCTTCCAGTTATCCGTCGTGTAATGCCAACAGTTATCGCAAACGAACTAGTTGGTGTTCAACCAATGACTGGCCCAGTAGGCCAGATCCACACTCTACGTGTACGTTACTCAGAAACAGCCGCAGGCGTTACTGCTGGTGACGAAGCACTATCACCATTTGCTATTGCAAACGGTTATTCTGGTAATGCCACATCTGGCACAGCAGACGCAACTTCAGCTCTAGAAGCAGAAGGTGGTCGTAAGATGAGCATCCAGGTCTTAAAGCAGACAGTAGAAGCGAAGACACGCAAACTAAGCGCACGTTGGACTTTCGAAGCTGCACAAGACGCACAGTCTATGCATGGCCTAGACGTTGAAGCAGAAATCATGCAAGCACTAGCTCAGGAAATTACTGCTGAAATCGATCAGGAAATCCTAACAAGCCTAGACACACTTGCTGGTACAGCAGCTGATACATACAACCAAGGTACAGTTTCAGGTACTCCAACATTCGTTGGTGACCAACACGCAGCTCTAGCGGTTCTAATCAACCGTTCAGCAAACTTAATTGCTGCTAGAACACGTCGTGGCGCTGGTAACTGGGTTGTTGTTTCACCAACAATTCTAACAGTACTACAAAGTGCAACAACTTCAGCGTTCGCAAGAACAACTGAAGGTCCTTTTGAAGCACCAACCAACACTAAATTTGTTGGTACACTAAACGGTACAATGAAAGTATTCGTTAACCAGTACGCTTCAGACAGTGCTAACGTTATCGTTGGTTACAAAGGCGACGGTGAAATTGATGCGGCAGCATTCTATTGCCCATACATTCCACTAATGTCATCTGGTACAGTACTAGATCCAGCAACATTCGAGCCAGTCGTATCATTCATGACACGTTATGGTTAT